GTTTTAGACGGTGCAGATTTAAATGAAATGAACAGACCAGCAGTTTTACAAAAACTTGAAGAACATTTTAATCTCAAAGAATCAAAATTAGATGAAGGTTCTTCCGAAATTATTGAATCATTAATTAAGGATGATATATTACAACAATATAAATTAGTTGATATATTTACCAATATAATTACAGGTGATTCTAATAACCCTAAAGAATGGACACAGATGGCAAAATATACTTCGGCTGGTAAAATACAATTTAGATTAATTTTTACAGTAGGAGAAACAGGTACTAAAACACAAGCAGAAATTATATATAATCAACAATTTCAAATTAAGCCAACATTAACTGAGCGTTCTTCAAGAATAGATTTTACCGACAACAAACAACAAGCCGCCGCTTCAATAGACAGAAAAGGTGGACAAAGAAGTATGACCGCCCTCGGAAGAGAAATTAAACAGAACGGCTTTG